CGTTAGCGGCCACTTGCGGCGTAAGGGCCAGTTTTCCACGCTGATTTCTAGTTCATCAAAGTTCTATAGCATCACAGTCAAATGGAAAAACGGCAACACTACGGAATTCCGTGATTCGCTCAAGAAACTACCCATGTCGGTAGCCAACATCTCCAAGGCTTTCGGCCTAGCGGAATGCAAAGGCGACCTTGACTATCGCTACCCTAGACCTAAGGGTTGGATTCCTACAGCAGCGGAGCGCGATTATATCCGTAGGGATGTCACAATCGTTGCTCAAGCCGTAAAGGTTCAGTTGGACGAAGGGATGACGCGACTAACCGTCGGCGCAGACTCTTTGTTTGAGTACAAGAATATTTTGGGTGGACGTGCTTTCGAGCGACTGTTTCCTGTTCTGGCAGGAACGATGGATGCGGAGATCCGTCGCGCATACCGGGGCGGTTTCACCTATGTCAACCCCAAGTTTAAGAATCAGTTGGTTGGCCCCGGTCGCGTGTATGACGTGAATTCGCTCTATCCCTCCGTCATGTATGATCGAATGCTACCCTACGGCGAACCGCTTTACGTTGACGGGCTACCGACACAGACGGATGAATATCCGCTGTTCATTGTTTCGATCACGTTCACAGCGAAACTCAAGCCGGGGCATATTCCCTGTATCCAGATTAAGGGCTCATCCCAGTTCGTAGCGGTTGAGTATTTGTCAGAAATTGACGAGCCAACAGAACTGGTGTGCTCGAACGTTGACCTTGAATTGTGGCAGGATCATTACGACATGGAAATTCTGTCATACAACGGTGGTTGGAAGTTTCGAGGGTTGGTTGGCGTTTTCAAGGACTACATCGACAAGTGGAGTGAGGTGAAGGCGCATTCCAAGGGTGGTTTGCGAGTAATTGCCAAACTTCACCTGAATTCGCTATACGGAAAGTTCGCAACTAACCCTGACGTAACACCGAACATTCCCGTGATGAAAAACAACGTAGTTCACCTGGTGCGTGGTGAGGATGAGACGCGAAATCCTGTGTACACTGCAATGGGTGTGTTCATCACAGCGTACGCGCGTGACGTTACAATCCGCGCTGCCCAGCAACATTACGACACGTTCATCTATGCCGACACAGACTCACTACACCTGATAGACGATACGAGATACAACCTAATTCCCCTTAGGTCACGATCTCCCAGAGAGATTGTGGCTTACGATCCTCCGCTGATTGAGGTTCATCCCTCAAAACTGGGAGCGTGGAAACTCGAATACAACTTCAAGCGCGGAATCTTTGTGCGCGCTAAGTGTTATACCGAACTGACCAGCAAGGGCTATCAGACACACATCGCAGGCCTGCCCGAAAAGCCCGCTAAGACTGTGACGTTCGCTGACTACGTAGACAAACGAAAGTTCTCCGGCAAGTTGTTGCCCAGACGCGTGCCAGGTGGTATCGTCTTACACGACGTGATGTTCACGCTCAACATGTAACAACTACTCGAAGGATCTGCCAACATGTCTGACAACATCCAGAAGCCTGCCCCCGTTCTCATGTCGTCCGTTGCGGGCTCCGTTCCGGCTAGCCTCCGCGAGGCCGTTGAGGCCTACCGGTGGCAGCACCGGATGACCGTCTCTGACGTCCTGCGCGCCGCTCTGACCGACTGGGCCACGGCCCACAACCTCCTGGAGCCCGAGACGCTGGACACCGTTGAGGTGCCCGAGGTTGCGGTGCCCGTGGTCGAGACCAGCGCTCGGACACGTCGATGAGAAAAGCGTGACCATCTGACAGTGCCCTCAGAAATATCCTGGGAATGCTACCGTTGAATCGGTCCTGGGGTATACTGGCCTTAGCCGGTCGTTTGTGGGTGCGCACGTGGTCCGATTAGGTGCCCCGGCCGGTTTACCGGTCGGGGCATCGCTCTTTCTAGGAGGTATTGAAATGGATTTCGCTGAACTGCTCGCGGCGTTGCAGAACCCAGGGGATGAGGGTTTGTCTCCCACGGTGTATGACGATCTGTCCATTGTGTATGGCGACGACGTTGGTTCTCGTGACGCAAAGATCGAGGAACTGAATGCGGGGATTCAGGCGCGCGAGGCGGAGATTTCGCGCCTCAAGGTTTTGAACTACGACCTGTTGATGTCGTCACCTGGTGAGGTTCCCGCCGACGACAACGAAAGCGACAACGACTCGACACCTGACTCGGGTGTCGACAGCCTTTTCGACTAGGAGGAATGACGTGACTGACTTCACAGTGCGACCGCTCAAGACGGTGGCAAACGACAACTTGATGGATCGCATCCGAAACGACGCATCCCTGGACTATCAGCGGCGCGTGCCAGACGCAACCCAGGCGGGTATTCAGGCAACGGTCAAGGCCCTCACCGAATACCGACCCGCGTTCAATGAGTTCGTGGATTCGTTGGTCAACCGGATCGGTTCGGTCGTGGCCCGAAACATTTCCTGGACAAACCCGCTTGCCGAATTCAAGCGCGGAATGCTCCAGTACGGCGACACGATTGAGGAAATCCAGTCAGGTCTCGTCAAGGCACACACCTACGACCCTGACCGTGATGAGATGGAAAAGTCTCTGTTCGGCACGGAGATTCCCGAAGTTCAGACGAACTTTCACCGCGTGAACCGCCAGAACTACTACAAGGTGAGCGTGAATGAGTCGCTGCTCATGCGAGCATTCCTTGAGACGAACGGGCTTTCGCAGTTCATCTCACAGTTGATGGTCGCGCCGATGACGTCTGACTACTGGGACGAGTTCCTGGTCACGTGCCAGTTGTTTTCCGAGTACGAGAGCCAGGGCGGTTTCTATCACGTGCACGTGCCGGACGTTGCCGACCTTTCCTCGAATGCTGAGGATGCAAAGGGTGCGCTGCGCCGTATGCGTGCGATGGCTGACACGCTCAAGTTCGTTTCCACCAAATACAACGCGGCAAAGATGCCGTCGTTCGCAACGGCGGAAGAATTGGTTCTGTTCGTCACCCCGGAGTTCAACGCCGCAATTGACGTTGAGGCCCTTGCAGGTGCGTTCAACATCTCCAAGGCTGAGATGACGGGTCGCGTGATTCCGATCCCGAAGGAAAACTTTGCGATCAACGGTGCGCAGGCGATCATGACGGTGCGAGATTTCTTTGTCATCGCAGATTCACGTCTTGAGAATACAGCGCAGTATAACCCCGTTTCGCTGAACACCAACTACTTCCTGCATCACTGGGAGGTCGTTTCCGCGTCTCGGTTCGTTCCTGCGGTCCTTTTCCACACCGGTGCAGACGACGAGGTGATTCAGATTTCCACGCCGATCTCAGGCATTTCCGCCGTGGTTGTTCAGGATATCGCGGGTACGGTTGTCACTGAGGTTACGCGCGGCCTGATTTACCAGGCCACGGCCGCCGGAGTCACGACTCCTGCGGGCGGTGACAACGATGTGGTTCGTTGGTCGCTCACTGGCGCCAACTCGCCCAAGACGTACGTCACGAGCACCGGTGTCCTGCACGTCGGGGAGACCGAGACCTCAACGGCCCTGTCCCTCAAGGCGACGACGACGTGGCTCGACCCGTCGAACGTTCGGCTTGACGGTCAGGTAGCCACGGCGGCTCTTACGATTGTTGGTAGCGGTGGTGTGACGTGGCCTGAGCAGGGTGTCGTGACCGGTATCAGCGTTCGTGACGTCGGCATCCCGGCATTCGTTGCCACGACGTTTGCGTACGCGTCGCCCGTTCCGAAGCCAATCGAGGCTGACGACATCGTCGTCTACTCGCAGAATTCTGGCTCTTTGAAGGTCTCGGTCAATGCGGCGGGAACCATCGGAACGGTGACATTCGACGGTGGTGTGGGTGCCGCCGTGACGTACACGATTACTGCCTCGTAGGTGGTAGTCTAGGCTTGACCTGTTGGCAGGCCGAACGATGGGCCGGAAAGGGTTTCGACCCTTTCCGGCCCGTTGTCGTTAGGAGGAATCGTGGATGTTACACACACAATCATTGTTGGTTCACAATGGCTTTCACCTCAGGCTGCTGAATCGTGGTTTCGGATGGTCGCGGCCGGATGTCCTACCGATGGTGTGACGGAGGCGGGGCGGTCTTACGCTCGACAGCAATACATCTATTCAACCTGGCTTCGAGAATTGTCATGGCCTTTGTACCGCCGAGAGTTCAAGGGCTCTGCTGCTCTGCCTGGTTTGTCGAAGCATGAGACAGGGAATGCTCTTGACGCTAGCGGCAGGACGTTGTCCTGGATTCGCGCGAACGGAGCATCTTTCGGATGGGTTAAGGATCAGGTGTCTGGTGAGTTGTGGCACCTGGAGTACCAGTCTTGGACCGACCAGCACATCACAGAAACAAATCAGTCAACGGAGGATGACGACATGTACACAGAAGCCGACCGGGCGCGCGACATTGCAACCCGTATGTGCACACAGAACATCGAGGACATTCTTGCTCAGGCGGGAAACCCCGATGCAATGCGTGAGGTTCTCAAGAGAGTTGATGGGAACATCGGGACGATTGCCAACGAAGCCCGCGACCTGCGAGCACACCTGAACATCCCGCCGGTTGCGAACTAGGAGACAATGAGCATGGGAATTGACAGCCTGCCACCAGTGTCAACCTTTGGCCGCGACTTCAACTACGCGATGTGGTCAGCGGGTACTACCGCAATGCTTTGCAACGTCCCTTGGTCTGCTGACTATCGGGATATCGTGAAGTTTGACACCTCGGATCTCCTGGACACTTACTTGAGCCAGAATGCTGGGCCGGTCATTAATTTCACAGGGATGACGTACGCAAAACCTGGGATGCCCGTGCGTGTAAGTCTCCCGTTCAATGCTTGCTATGCGTTCAACTACCTACGCGTCTACAACGGCTCTCAGCCTATCGACGGAGACAGTCCTCGGGTTTTCTACTACTTCGTTTCGGATGTGCGGTACGTTGCGCCGAACACTACGGAATTAGTAATCCAGTTGGACGTGTGGCAGACGTTCAACAATTTCGTGGAATTCGGGAACTGCTACATCGAACGGGGCCACATCGGAATTGCCAACGAAAACGCGACGGATCACAACGGGCGCGACTACCTAACAATTCCTGAGGGATTGGACCTTGGGAATGAATACGTCATCAATGAGACCGCGACGTCGGACATTGCGAGCATCAATGATGCGAATCCGGACTACTGGTATGACATCATTGTGGCAACCACGGTGTCGTTCGAAGGTTCTGGTGGAACTATTGACGCTCCCGTTCTGAACACGGCTGGTGGCTCTGGTTTCGGCGGACTTCCCAACGGTGTTGAGTTCTACCATTTTCCGAACATAAACCAGTTCCGCACGTTCATGCACAACCTGTCTGACAAGCCGTGGGTGAGTCAGGGTATTATCTCTGTCATGATCGTGCCAAACATTCCCGCTGACGAATTGATCACTACAACAGTTTCCGTTGTTGGTGGGCTACAAGTTGCGAAGTTGAGTGATTTCAAACTCAAGCCGCGCGTGATGACCGGCATTGCACCGCAATGGCGTGATCGCGTGAACCTCGGTCGTTACGCGGGCTTGCGAAAGTTCCTCACCTACCCGTACACGTTGGTTGAGATGACCACCTATTCGGGAAAGCCTTTGGTTCTCAAGCCTGAGTGCATGCCTGGTGACGCGTTTGACTATGTCAAACTCATACATCTTTCGCTACCCGATCCTCGAATCGTCGTCTACCCATACCTTTACAACAACGGTGGTTGGCAGGACCCTGTATACAGCGCTAGCGGTGATCTGATCACGGACAATGCCGAGTTCCTGGACATGGTGACAGGTATCTTCAACCTACCAACATTCTCTGTTGTGAACAACTCTTACATGTCCTATCTTGCAAGCAACAAAAACAGCATTGCCTACCAGCATGATTCTGCCGACTGGTCACAGCAACGTGCACTCGCAGGAAACGCGCTGGGTTTCAATCAGGCTGGTGCAGGGATGTCGCTCTCGCAGAACCTTACGGAGCAAGGCGTCATGGCGCAGACGGCTGGTACGGCTCTCGCCAATCAGACTGCCACCTATCAGGCTCTCCAGGGTGGTGCAGGCTCGCTCATCGGCGGTGCCGCGTCTGGCAACCCTGCGGGCGTTGCGGGAGGCGTTCTCGGGGCAGCCAACCAGGCCGCAGGTTTGGCGATCCAGGTCAATCAAAACAATCAGCAGTTGGCGATCAACACCGGGCTTGCGCGAGGTCAGAATCAGGCACAGGTTGGTACTCAGGGATACATGCGAGACACCAACCGCGAGTATGCAGATTTCGCGGCGCGTGGTGACTATCAGAACACTATTGCTGGAATCAACGCGCGAGTGCAGGACGCGAAGATGTTGCAGCCGTCAACGTCTGGGCAGATCGGCGGTGATGCGTTCAACCTTTCACAATACAAGTGGGCGGTGCATTTCAAGGTGAAAACGTTGCAGGCATCTGCTATGGCAGCCATTGGTGAATATTGGTTGCGATACGGATATGCGGTGAACCGTTTCGGGCAGATGCCTTCGAACATGGCTGTCATGGATCGTTTCACGTATTGGAAACTCCGTGAGACGTACATTCGTTCAAGCCGTTGCCCTGAGGGTTTCCGTCAGACGTTGCGTGGAATCTTTGAAAAGGGTGTGACAGTCTGGCGCAACCCGTCCGACATCGGTACCATTGACATGGCAGACAATCATCCGCTAGGAGGCATCACGCTATGACACGCAAAAGTTCGCGTAAGGGTGACTACGCACAGTCGTCGCTCTACGACCCTTTCATGGGTAATCCCGTCCGTGACCGTAAGGCTCTCATCGAGAGGATGTATATTCGCATTCTCACGGAACTGGCCTGCAACCGTTTCAAGTGGACAGGGTTGCCGGACACCATTGATGAGCGATTTTTGGAACTAACGCTGTTCCGTTCGGCGCTTTCCGTCTTCTACTACGACGCACAGTTCGGCCGTTACATGGCGCTTCGTGCGGCGGGCACTGGCGCAATCAACATGTATGACAACCCAACCACGTTCACCGTCATCGGAAACACGATGGTGAACAAACGGCTGACAGCGAAAGAGTGTGTCCCGATCTGGGCAAACTACCTCCGGATACCCGATTGGGACATCATTTCGATTTACGCCACAAAACTGGCGGAGATCGACCGAACTATTGAAATCAACCTCAATTCGATGCGGCATTCCTTCGTCCTGACGGTTCCGGAGAATCAACGCCTCTCGTACGTGAACATCATGCGACAGCATGATGAGGGTCAGCCGGTCATTTTTGGGACCGACGCACTCGATCCTACGGCAAACATCAACGTGTTCCCTGTCCTGATCGACAAGGAAACAGTTCTGAACCTACAACTTTCCAAGTCCAAGTTGTGGTCCGAATGCATGACGCTACTCGGAATCAACAATGCCAACCAGGACAAGAAAGAGCGGTTGATCTCTGGCGAGATCGAAGCCAACAACGGTCAGGTTGTTGCCTCGCGCGGGATCGCGCTCAAGGCGCGCAAGATGGCTGCTGAGCAGATCAACAAACGATATCTTCTGAGCGTTGACGTGTCGTGGGACCTTGACCCGTCAGCCGCTCCCGAGGCGCCCGAGAGGATTATCTGATGGCTACTTTCACGATGACGCTACGAGAGGCTTTGGACCTCTCTCCCGATGTGGGTCTGGGTGTGTACCCAATCTTCGACGAGTCGTATCGCCACACCCTGAATGAGAAGATCGTCAACCACTTTTGGAACCGGGAAATCGGTCAGGAAACAGTTGACATGTTCCGATTTGCCTTGCGTCGCAAGATGAACGAAATCATGCCGTTCTACAATCAGTTTTACAAGTCTCAACTGATTTCCATTGATCCCCTGCTCACATTCAGCACCACGGCTCACAGTGTCACAGACGGGTCGTCGCTCAATGAGTCAACAACAGATTCTTCTGGCGGAAACACGTCGGTTTCGGCCGCAAAGTCTCGCGCCGTTTCCTCGGAAACGCCTCAGACTCGCCTTGCGGGTGACGGTGATTACGCCACGGCGGCACAGGACAGCGTGTCTGAATCCACTGCCACGGGAACCGCCACGGAGGTTGTGAAGGGTCGTCAGGCTGGTACTCAGGGTGGTACGGCAGACACTCAGTCTCACGGTTTCTCGCAGGCACAGTCGACCTTGCTGCTACAATACCGTGAGACGTTCATCAACGTCGACATGATGGTCATCACCGAATTGGAAGGGCTTTTCATGCTCGTCTGGGATAACGGCGATTCGTTCACACCTATTTCATCCTTCTACCCGTTCGGAGGTAAGTTGTGAGCATCACCACGAATCTGTACCCGCCGCAGACAAACTACTACCCGATCTCAAACGTGACGCCTTTCACGTATCGTGACGGCCTGACGTTTCTTGAGAAATTGGAGCAGATCGCCGCAAACTTGCAAGCGCTGCATGACTGGTCTGATCAGGTTGTTCAGACGCTCGTCGACCTGCAAGCGCTGCACGCGGCGGATGTCGCCTCACTGACAGCCGCTATCACCGCGAGCGAGGAACGGTCCACCGCTGCTCTCGCTGTCGCCCGTGCCGAGATCCTGGCAATGGTTGTAGACTCGATTCCAGGTGGTGTCGCGATTGACCCTACAACAGGCCTCACATCGCCTGTCAACACCGTGATCTCGAACGTCTACGACAACGTGCGCGTTCACGCGTATTTCGCAAAGGATCTCGACGTTCAGAACCTCACGGCTGCTCAGATCGACGCGCTCAACCGCTCCGCGCGACACTTCGATCTTTCACCCATCGACACCACAAACGACACACTCGCAACGGCCTAGGAGAAAAACATCATGGGATCAACCAACAAAACAGCAAATGTCGTCCTTTCGCAGTTCGTTGACGCGGACAAGCCCACGTGGCGTGGTGACTACAACGTCGACATGGGGAAGATTGATGCCGCAATTCACTCTCAGGTGACGTCGATCGCAAACGCAAATCAGGCTGGTGTGACTGCCCAGACCCTTGCAACGAATGCGCAGAACACAGCCAACACCGCCGTGACGAACGCGGGCGTTGCGAACACAAATGCGTCCAGTGCCGTAACCACGGCCAACAACGCGGCAGCGGCCGCTGCATCCGTGGCAACCAACCTTACGGCCGGTCTCGGTCTGCGATACACGAAGGTGGAGAGCGACGGTCGCTATCAGACCCTTACGGCTGCTGAGGCTTTTCAGTCTCAGGCTGCAAGCATTGAGGATCTGTTCACAAACACGCTTTACACAGCCACTGGCGCCACGATTTCGGGTCTCACCTCTGGCCCGCTGTTCGTCGCACCGTTCAACATGGCGCTAACCAACCTCGCGCTTGTTGAATGGTCCGCTGTTGGCGTTGACGCAAGCGACACCAATTACTGGTCGGCCATCCTCAAGATTCTGTCGACAGACAACGTCACCTATCGGACCGTGGCGACCAAGACGACGAAGGTTACCGGCGGTCAGGCGATCTCCAACCGTAAGAATTGGACATTCGACACCTCCGCGTTCGTCAATCAGAACGTTGCTCCCGGAGAGATCGTTGTTCTGACGTTCTCACCCACGGGCACTCCTGCCGCAATCACGGGTCCCGTCATGGTTACCACGGGGTATCGCCCGCTGTGACTCGATTCCGTGGCTACTACTCGCGCGGAAACCGTCAGCCTGTCTACAACAATGGTGTGACACTCGCGCTACTCAGTGACCTGCACTTGCAGGACGTCGCCGCTGACATTGATCCTTCAATGGATAATCGCGCAAAGATGCTTACCGACCTGGAGCACATGATCGGTCGGGACAGCATTCAAGCGTGGGTGATCAGCGGCGACGTCACGGCAAATGCTTACGACAGCGATTTTACTGCAATGGTTTCATGGGTTGAGCGGATGAACACCACCGGTCTGCCGTTAGCAATCATCCCGGGAAACCACGATGAACTTCTGGCGACAATGCCTGGTGATCCGTTGCAGATTGATCCTGCCCGTTGGACGTCACGTACGGCACCGCTAGGTGTTGTCAACCGGAGTTATTTCGTTGACGTCGGTGATCACGTCAGGATCGTTGGCCTCGCTCTCACGACGAATCGTGCCGTAGGAACCGTTGGCTACGATTTCCGATGCACCGTTGACGCTGAAACGCTCACCTGGGCTGACAGTGTCATCTCGGGAACGGATCGTCAGGTTGTTGTCACATTCCATGCGCCACTTTACGGGACAGTGGGTGAGAATCCTCCAGTATATTCGGGATCATCATACTATCCCTTCTGGTACGCACACAGCCAGGATGCGTACACGTTCGAGGACATGTTGGCTAAACATTCGAACATCGTCGCATACGTCTCGGGGCATACGCATTCGGCGCCTGACCGCGTTGATGTGGTTAAGCGCATGACACTAGGGAACGCTACGTTTGCCGCAATTTCAGCGTCGTCGCCTATCGTGCTCAACTCAGACGGTGACGTGAACGTGTGCTCCGCCCTGCTCACGATCTTTCCAGATCGTGTAGAAGTTCGTTATCGAAACCACGGCACGGGTCAATGGCTCAACCCTGTTCACACGGTTGCGCTCTAGGTAAGGGATGTTGAGATGACGTACGATTCTGAGGCAAAGAAACTTGCAGTGAAGGCTATAGGCACTGTTGAGTCGAACCTCAACTATCGTTCGATCAACTACAACGACCCAATAACCGTTGGCATCATGCAATGGTACGGCGTCCGTGCGGCCGAAATTCTTTACCGCATCATCAATGAGAATGCCGCGTCGTGGGTGGGTGTCCCGGACACGCTCACCCACGACCTCACAGACACAATAATCTTCAACGACAGCACTTACTGGCCTAATCGCTATCTCACGCAAGCGGAGGGTGAACCGTTACGAACTGTCCTTGACAACAACCACGCGATTCAGGACGATCAGGCAACACAGGATCTGGGTGCGTACCTGGTGGCTGCTCAAAAGGCTGGTATGAGTGAGAACACCAATACGCAAGGCGTTCTATTCTTTTTCGTCATGTATCACCAGTCCCCCAGGCGCGCGCTAGGCGTGATTGCGTCGGCAGGACCTTTGTCAGACATCGACCGACTTTACGCCGTATGCCTCAACGAACCTGTTCTAGGTCAGTACCGAACGCGCTACACAACTGCACGCGACATCATCAAATCCGGAAACACTTCTGGTGTTGGCGGTGGCCCGGACCCTGTTCCTGTTCCCGTTCCCGATCCGGGCGGGAACACGGGCAGCACTGGTCAGACGAAAACACCTGGTGTGGTCAAGTATGTTCAGTCCGTTGCCGACCAGGTTCACATCCGATTCGTCGACGGTCACACCGTGATTGCCGTACCCAACGGGCGCGGCTGGTGGATACCATCGTCTGACGTCACAGCAGGTGCCCCTGTGCCGCCTATCGTCCCGCCCGTGGTAGTTCCGGACCCTGGCAGCCCTATTGGCGCTCAGTTGGTCGCTTGGATGCTCGCGCGACTCGACCTGTTCGCCTACTCGCAAGGCGCCTCAAGACTTTTGCCATATAAGAATATGTATACAGACTGCTCAGGACTTGTGCACTACTGCTATTCCGAAGTTGCAGGAATCGAGATCGGCACTTACACCGGAAACCAGTACAGCCAAGGAACACTTGTGGCCGAGGGATCTGGTACCCTGGACGAATCGTTGCTACAACTAGGGGACCTGATCTTTTTCGACTGGAAAGGTGGCGGAGTCGATCACGTGGATATGTACTCAGGAAATGGTAACTGCGTCGGACACGGTGGGCCAGACGCGGGACCAAACGTGAAGGCTCTTGCGCCGCGCATCGGCGCGAGCGTTTACCACTGGGTGCGTCGACATGTCTAAGGCGCCCAAAGAGGTTTTGCCATACTACAACTACGACAAAGTCTATTCCTACAACGCCACATTCATGTACATCATCGGCGCGCGCGGCCTAGGAAAGACTTACGGTGCTAAGCATCGTGTGATCCGAAATTTCATCAAAAACGGTGAGCAGTTCATCTACCTACGTAGATACTCGACAGAACTACGTGGACGCGGAACATTCTTTGCAGACCTTGCCGACCAGTTTCCGGAACACGACTTTAGAGTTGAAGGTTCTACGGCGCAGGTATGTAGCATGGATACGCGCGGAAAGAAACACCGTGACTGGCAGATTATGGGTTACTTTGTCGCGCTTTCAACCGCTCAAGCGCAAAAGTCGATTGCGTACCCACAGGTAACAACAATCATCTTTGATGAGTTCATCATCGAAAAGGGATCGTTGCACTATCTCCCAAATGAGGCAAAAGCGTTCAACGACTTTTATTCTACCGTGGATCGTTGGAAGGATAAGACTCGCGCGCTTTTTCTCGCTAACGCAGTTTCGATCATGAATCCTTACTTTCTTGAGTATGACATCAAACCTGAGTCTGACACCGAGGTCATCACAAAGGCAAACGGCTTTATTGTCGCACACTTCCCAGACTCGCAAGAGTTCTCTACCGGAGTGTACAAAACAAAATTCGGGCAATTCATCGAGGGTAGTGAGTACGCGTCATACTCTGTCGGTTCAAACTTTCATGACAATAGTGGTCGGATGCTCGGCGGCAAACCGTCACGGGCGTACTACTATTGCAGCATTGAGACGTTGCGGGGCACGTTCTCTGTGTGGGTTGATATGGTCGGTCCGTTCTATTTC